CCAGTCTTAATTGAAGACTTAACATTTGCTTTAACTCACTCATACTCCCTCCGGTGGTTGTGGTAGTCGACCATGCTGCTTATAGAACTTTGCATCATCAAGGCTTTTAAACCACATGCGTTTAGCAGTTCCCCAGCCGCCGTCAGTAAATATCCACCCGCACTTTTTGCATGTGCCGTGGTCATATCTAACGACATATTCATGTTCGCATTGGGTGTCAGATGAAAGCGCCGGCAACTCCAAATCACCTACGTGGTTTGTGCGCTCTACCTCTTTGATATACTCGTTAATGCTTATACCCTTGCAAATACAGTCAGATAGCGCCTCACGCAACAGCGCTAGTAGTTGTTGTTTTGTCATTTGTCAGACTCCTTGCCTGTAGGCTTGGCTGGATTGGCGTCAACAATCTGCTTAATCAAATCTTTATTTTCCCGCCAAAACTTCAATGCAGTTTTACCATCCATTTTTAAAATGCGCTTGTCGTCAAATTCCCACCAATCGGCAATTTTGTGACGCTCACAGCCAATTTGCATATATTCCGATGTATAGGTTATTGGGTATACATCACTAAACCATAGTGATTTGATTTCGCATTTATTGCCAGCACACCAACGTAGGTCTGCGTCCCCTAGGTTTGCGTACCGTAGGTCTGCGCCCCGTAGGTTTGCGTACCGTAGGTTTGCGCCCCCTAGGTTTGCGCCCCCTAGGTCTGCGTCCCCTAGGTTTGCGCCCCCTAGGTTTGCGCCCCCTAGGTCTGCGTCCCCTAGGTCTGCGTACCGTAGGTTTGCGCCCAGTAGGTCTGCGTACCGTAGGTCTGCGTCCCCTAGGTCTGCGTCCAGTAGGTTTGCGCCCAGTAGGTTTGCGTCCTCTAGGTTTGCGTACCGTAGGTCTGCGCCCCGTAGGTTTGCGTCCTCTAGGTTTGCGTACCGTAGGTCTGCGCCCCGTAGGTTTGCGCCCCGTAGGTTTGCGTCATTTTTAATAGCATCAAGCAAACATTCTTTAACGCTTTGGAAATCACCACTGTGGATAATTCCCCCTGTAAATCTGTTTTTTATTTCAATCATTTTATCCCCCTCCATTTCCTACAATATACCATCTCTACGCGCCAAGGTGGTTTGACCAGTGGAGCCGGCCCTGTTGAGCCGGCTTGCCTTATTAGAACGGAGCGCCACCGCTAGGGCTGGGTTGTTGCTGGTATCCACCTTGCGGCTGTTGCTGCGGTGCGTTTTGTTGAGGTTGGTCCTCGAATACGCTGACCATAACAGAGTCGCTTTGCTGCTTACCTTGCTTGGCGGCTAGAGCATTCTGTTTAAGTAGCACGCCAGCTAAATTGATGGTCGGGTCCATCAAAATAAAGTCGCCGTTTTGGTTATTTAAAATTACACCAATTTTAGTGTATTCGCCCTTTGTCTCACCTTGCTGGTTTGTGTACTCGCCTGTTTTAACTACTAATCGTTTAGCCATGATTACATATCCTCATCATCTGTTTGCGGCTCCGGTTGAGCCATGTTTAAAATTTCTGTTTTCATTTCTTCGGTTAACAAACCCTTCTGCTGGCAACCTTGAATGATTTGCTGTGGTGTGTACTTGCCTTCACCAATCAATTGCGCCCATTGCGATTTGTTCTTGTTGAACGACTCAGCAGGGTACGCCGGCAACTGTAACGGCTCCACAGTGTAAGGCTTGCGTTTGCCTCGCGTAGCAGTCAGCGCAACGCTGAAAGGCTTGGTTAAGCCAGTCATGTGGCTGATGCGAATTCCGCCCACTGCAGCGCCCGCCCAGGTAACAGACGGATCGTTAAACAGCGTCATACTCTGACCAATCCAGTCGCTGTCGTGCTTACCCCACACTGCTATCATCAATCGCCGCATAGATTTACAAGGCTTGTAAGGATGATAGCCGTTACCTATAACAACACTAACAGGCTGGTCTGGGGACTCATAAACAACAACATCCTGAACGGTAACCGTGATAGGTCCAGCTATAAGGTCATCTGCGTTTAACTGGTCAGACTTTGGTTTAATAGTGAAACTTAAATCATTCATAGTTGATACTCCGCGTCTGCTTCGTCGTCTAACGCCCATACTGGCAGGCTCATTAACTCTGATTCCTGAACAAGACCTGCAGGAATTCCGCCGGCTTTCTTGAATTCAGCGTATGCGGTTAAGTCCCTGTTAAATTCACGGCGACCCACTGCTTTAGCTTCATCATCAAGCGTGTATAGTTTGTTGGAGTGCGGCGGTTGCTCTTCTACTGCCAAAAACTTGAACTCTTTCACGTTGATTCCGGCAAGTGCCGCTACATACATGTAAAACGCATCCTGTACGTGATAACGGTAAGACCCTATAGAGCGCTGGAACTTGTCATAGCGAACGTCTTGCGTTTTCTTTAGGTCAACAGCGACTCCGCCGCGCGTTAGGAAGTCGAAACGGCAGCGAAGATGCAATCCGGTTGCTTGACATACGGCAAACACTGACAGCTCAGGGTATCCTTCGCTTAGAAGCTTCATAGCTTCTTTGTTTAGGCTAACGCTTTGGTACATGCCGTTTACCTTGTCTGACTCATGACCAACTAAAACCAACTCGCTAGTGCCTGCGGCTTTCACAGCCTGCTTGTACTCGCTAGCTCGTCGGTCTTTCACGTTAGGCAAAAGAATATACTCAGACTTGTATCGCTCGTGCTCGAAAAGCGCGGCGTGTATTGCGGTGCCTATCTCCATGTGCCGCGTAAGTTCAAACGGCGTGCGGTACTCATAGTGGGCGATACTGCGGTTTATCAAATCTAACCCGCTTTTGCTTATTGACGGGTGAGTGTGATAAGCACTGTTTGGCATGTTAATAACTGCGCATGTTGCTGGCAGTTCACCCTCATGCTGGGTGTAATCAATAACGTCTATCATGTTCTGTAGCCCGTTTGGTTGTTGCTGGCTAAGTCAGCCAGTGGTTGTAATCCTATGCTTTATGGTTTATTGTGTCAACACCTAATAACAAAAAGGTTAAACAATGCTTACACTAGATGAAATAAAACAGAGACTAAGTGACCGCAATATAAGCGCTGTTGCCAAGTCTGTAGGAATGACGCGGCAGTTTATATCTGCAGTGAAAACAGGCAAGGCGCCTAACCCTAGTTACGTCACAGTAAAAAAGCTGTCTGACTACCTGGAGGCCAACCAATGAGCCAATTCCAGCTATATGAGGACCAGGCTGAATTCGTGCACAACTTACGCGCGGCAGTGGCCAAAGGGTGTAAATCTGTTTTGGGCGTGGCCAGCCCAGCATTCGGGAAAACCGTGGTTGCAGGCTACATCACGCAAGAGGCACAAGCTAAAAACCCGCATACAAGCGTTTGGTTTTTGGTTCACAGAAAGAACCTGCTACGTCAGACCGATAAGTCTTTCTGGTCTGCCAAGATTGAACACGGCCTAATCACTAGTGGACGTCGTCAATCAAAGCTACCCGTCCAGATTGGCACCATCGGTACTGTTTACAGCAGGCTTGAGAGACTGGCACCGCCTCGAATCATGTTTATAGACGAGGCGCATCTGGCTAAAGGCAACATGTTCGAGACCGTCATTAATTGGGCTCGCGACAATGGCGCTTTGGTTATAGGGCTAACCGGAACGCCTAAGCGTCTTGACGGTAAAGCGCTAGGTGACTTATTTGACGAAATGATAGAGGCTAAGTCAACTGCATGGCTTATAAAGCAACGTAGGCTTTCCAATTACGTCGCCTACACAACCCCAGTTAGCCCTGACCTGTCAGACGTTAAAAACGCCGGCGGTGACTACAACAAAGACCAGTTAGCCGGCGCTATGTCTAAACCATCAATTGTAGGCGACGCGGTTAGTCACTGGAAAAAATTGGCTAACGGTCTGCGCACAGTCTGTTATTGCGTAAACGTTAAGCACAGCAAGCAAACTGCACAAGCTTTCAATGATTCAGGCGTGCCGGCTATACACGTGGACGGAACAAGCACGGAGGGCGAAATAAAAGATGCCTGTATGGGGCTGGCTGACGGTCGCTACAAGGTCTTATGTAATTGCGAACTAGTTATAGAGGGTTTCGATTTGTCCGCGCAGGTGGGCAGAGACTGTACACTTGAATGCTGCATACTGCTTAGGCCTACACAGTCTGTTGCGCGATACCTGCAGATGGTGTTCAGGGCTATGCGTAAGAAGCCTAACCCGGCTGTCATACTTGACCATGCAGGATGTATAGTTAAACATGGTTTGCCGTGTGAAAAACGTGAATGGTCTTTATCAGGAGATGAACCAAAAAGACGCAAAAAGAAAGACGACGAGCCAGACGTAAATGTGTCTCAGTGCGGGCAGTGTTACGCGGTGTTCAAGTCTGGTGTTGACGCATGCCCAATGTGCGGAGCTCCGGTAGAGAAGAAAGAGCGCAAGTTAAACGAGGTTGAGGGCGAGCTAGAGCAAGTAGATATGGCAGCGGTACAGGCAGAGCGAAAACGAGCCCGACAGGAGCAGGGGCAGGCAAACGGATTGCGTGACTTGATAGCGCTTGGCAAGCGGCGCGGCATGAAGAATGCCAGTGGGTGGGCAGTCAACGTTTATATGGCCAGAGGAGGCAAGAAGCCTGGACCAAAAGACTACGCAGAAGCTAAGAGAATAGAGGCTAGTTTATGAACTTAGAGACCAAGATACAGCGCAACATCATGATCGCAATTAGCCAACTGGGTCACACCGTATGGCGCAATGAAACAGGCTCATTCTGGACCGGCCAAGTAATACACAAGGACAACCGAACAGTGACGCTAGCAAACGCACAAATGATACCTTGCGGGCTATGCAATGGTTCCGCTGATTTGATTGGAATAACCAATAAAGGGAAGTTTTTTGCTATAGAAGTAAAGGCCCCTAAAGGCAGGGCCAGCAAGGAACAGATTCAATTTATAGAGCACGTAAACAAACATGGAGGGATAGCAGGTATTGCGCGAAGCCCTCAAGATGCTGTAGATTTATTAACCCGCGCATAAGCGCTAACAACGGGATGCGTCCCACAACCTTACGAGGTAAACCATGAAATGCAACCACATTGGCGGCATGAGATATGCCCGCCGAACATTCGAAAACGGCACGCAGCATTACTGCATTCAGTGCAAGTTGTGTGGCGATGTAGTAAAACACAAGCGGCACGGCTATCGACCATTCATCAAGCATAGCGAAATACCAACCGGATACCAGATCCACGAATTTCAAGACACGACTGATGATTCATGGCAGGGAGGTCTGTTCGATGGCAGCATCTAAACCGATAAGTTGGTACGCTGAACGTTACGCAAACAAGTACAAATTCGCTCTAATACCACTACAAGAGCGAAGCAAGCTCCCAATCGAAAAGGACTGGGGCAACAACACACTGAACGGAAACGCGCCAGACTACTTTGCCAGCCACCCAAACCATAACATAGGTTTGGAACTAGGACAGTCTCGTATGTGCAGTCTAGATATAGATTGCATGGAGTCGTTCAAGGTCATATTGGACGAGTTTGGGATACCGCTTGAAGAACTGAATAAATACCCGACCATACAAGGCGCAAGCAAAGGTTTGCGTCTGTTGTTTCGTGTGCCAGACGACCAGGCGCTTAATTACTGTAAAGTGAATTGGCCACTAGAGGACAACCCCAAAAAGCACTACACCGTGTTCGAGCTAAGAGCCAGCAGCGAAGGCAAGCAGCGTTTCGACGTACTACCGCCAAGCATTCACCCTGAGACCCAAGAGCCGTACAAATGGATAGTGCAGCCACCAAAACAGGGAGATTGGCCAACACCGCCGGCGTGGCTAATATCTATCTGGACTGCATGGGACTCGTTCAAGCCTCAGCTACGTGACGCGTGCCCTTGGGCTCAACCTGAGCAGAGGCCAAAACCTGCTAAAACTAAGGCTTCCAATGGAGGAGACAAGGCTAACGAGGTGGTCGAGGCGTACAAGCGTGCTAACCCGTTACTGCAGCAACTAGAGCGATACGGTTACACTAAGAAGGGCAGGCGCTACCTTAGCCCGCATAGCGGGACAGGACTACCTGGCGTCCACATCCTAGACAACGACACCTGCTGGATTCACCACGCAAGCGACCCATTAGACAGCGGCGAAAGCGGGCACCCCGTCAACAGCTACGACCTGTTCTGCTACTACGAACATGGAAACGATCGATCAGCTGCGTTCAAGGCCGCTGCCGCTGAGTTGGGGATAGAGCTCAAGCAGCAACGACAAGAGACCCCACCAGCAGAGACCAAGCCGAAGCAAGAGCGTGAAAAAGCTCCGGCCACCGCAGCGCCCGAGCCAGAAGAGGCGACGTTCGACTTCATCACGCTAGGGTTTAACGACGGTAATGGCTACTTCCTGCCAAAGCGTACCGAACAGGTAACCAGGCTGTCGCTGGGCTCGCTACGCAAACAGCATCTGCTACAGTTGAGCCCGCTTACGTGGTGGGAGTCAATGTTCCCCACCAAGAACGGCATAGACTGGGACGCATGCTATGACGCCGTAAACCGGTGGTGCGAGCAAGCCGGCGTGTACGACCCTAGCAACCAGAGAGGGCGCGGGGCTTGGTACGACGACGGAAGGAGCGTGTTGCATTTGGGTGACAGACTCATGATAGACAACCAGCGCACCGGTCTAACTGAGTACAGAGGGCGTTACATCTACGCACGGCAATCTGCTTTTGAAAACGGTTTCGACGCGGTGCCGGCTAGTAGTGACGACGGGAAAGAGTTAGCAGGCATATTCGAAGGGCTTAACTGGGTTAGACCTGAGCACGCCATGTTCACCATGGGCTGGGTAGCATTAGCACCTATCTGTGGTGCGCTGTCGTGGCGTCCGCACCTGTGGATTACTGCGCAGCGTGGGGCGGGTAAGTCATGGGCGCAAGAAAACATTATAGACAAGTTAGTAGGCCGGATGATGATTTACTGCCAGGGCGGCACCACTGAGGCAGGTATAAGGCAAAAGGTTCAATTCGACGCAAGACCAGTAATGTTTGATGAGGCGGAGAGCGAAAACCAGCAAGCCATGGGGCGCATTCAGTCTGTTATTGAGCTGGCCAGACAATCAAGCTTCGATGGTGGCGCTGAGATAATGAAAGGCACAGCTAATGGAGCCGGCATGTCTTTTAGAATGCGGTCAATGTTTCTGATGGGCTCGATTAACGTGGGTTTAAAACAAGCCGCCGACGAGTCTCGGTTCACGGTTGTATCATTGAATAAACCAGAAAAGACAAGTGAATCTATAGAGAAGTTTAGAGCATTTGAAGCAAAGGTAATGGACACGCTAAGCGATGACTTCTGCAAGTCTATCAGGGCCCGAGCCTATCACATGATTCCAGTTATACGCGAGAACGCTAAAACGTTCAGCACTGCAGTAGCTATGAAAATGGGCTCGCAGCGTATCGGTGACCAGGTTGGAACGCTTCTGGCTGGTTATTGGGCCCTGATAGATGATGAGATATTCTCAATCGATGAGGCTCGAGCAATAGTGGACCAATTAAACCTTGATGAGGCGCAAGAGGCTGAGCAGGTAAGTGACGAGGAGAATTGCCTAAGTCGTATCATGCAGCGCCAAGTTCGCATTGATGGAATTAATGGTCCTATTACAAGGTCGATTGGTGAGTTAATTAACACTGCGCTTGGTAGTGACACGACATCGATTACTAGCGGTATGGCCAAGGATGTACTGCCAAGGTTTGGCGTTAAGGTTGAGCGAGACACCGTGCTTATAAGTAACAGTCACAACGAGATTGAGCACAGCCTTTATAACACGCCATGGCAAGGTAACTGGTCTCGAATTCTGCAGCGTATCGATGGCGCAAAAAAAGGCCAAGGTGTCGTTAGATTTGCAGGAAGCCCGACGAGATTTACCGTTCTACCTTGTTACGCTTTTACTGAGTAACCGTTACGATGTAACACTTAAAGGGCCCGCTTATATGCGGGCTTTCTTATATACCGTAACACTTTTTGTTTTTTGTTACGCTTTGTTACGCTTGCTGTTACTTTATAAATCAATTATTTATGTCATTTTGTAACGATGTAACAGTTTTTCAAAAATATAGACACTATATATAATAAATAGCCCATTTCTATATATTATGCCATATATAATAAAAGTTACTCTTTATCTATATATTGTTACATTGTTACGGATTACGCCATATCCCTTATGTGGCGCGGCTTGTAGCTGTAACAGAAGGTGTTACACACTGTTACAATCGGCGTTTTTATGACGTAAACTATTGATATTAAACAAATAAAACTGTTACACGAGGCTAAAAATGAAACCCTACCAAATAAAACTGACCTACAAAGGCAAAAAATACCAATTCGCCATGCTATCCGATGCCGACGACATCGAGCAGAGTTTGCGGGAACGGTTTCCAGGGTGTGAGTGTGAAGTGGTACGACCAGATAAAATAATAACGAAAAGTACTTGCAAACGAAATTCATTAGGGCATACTTGAATCATCAACTAGAGGAGATAAGCAAAATGAAAACTTACACAAAACAAATCAACGGCGTAAAGGTTACTGCATATAAAGATTCTGGTGCTTACTGGGTTGTAACATGCAACGGCTCAACGGCCCCATGGCCATGCAGTAAGTTCGCAATGAAAGAGGCAATGAAGAATATGGTTGATATTTTTGGTGGTGCGGCTTAGGTCGCTAGCGCTGAGTAGGAAAAGATATGTCAGTAATAATAACGAACACCAGCAGCGGAAAATCATCCATGGCCCAAGCGATAATAATTAAAACAGATCCAAAATGGTCGGAATATGATGAGCAAATTTGCGTTTTTGCTAACACAGGAATGGAGAACGAAGAGACACTTAGTTTTATTGATAGGTGCGATAAGCATTTTGGATTGAATGTAGTGTGGCTTGAGGCTGTAGTTAACCCAAAAGGAAAGGGGAATACGCATAGAGTTACGAACTTTGAAAATGCTTACAGGATTAATCAGTACAAAGACCCAAATCATCCATTTCATGCCCATGTTAGAAAAAATGGAATCCCAAACAGATCTTACCCTCAATGCTCAGACAGACTAAAAGAACATGTCATAGAGAGCTATAGGAAGAGTTCAGGTTTAACGAATGCAAAACAAGCGCTTGGCTTCAGGGTTGATGAGAAGAAAAGAGCATGTAGCAATGAGGTTGCGTCAATTCTTTCTTTGGTTGGTGTTGATGATATGCATTTTAGAAACTCAGGTGTAGAAAGAATGAGGCATCTGTTCGACAATCCAAAGATTGAAATACTTACAGAGAATCAACTAAAAAAGTTGAATAAGTACAGCGAAAAATTAAATAAATACAACCTTGTTTTCCCTATGTGCGACTGGTTTCCCATGACGAAAGAGGATGTTAATTTTTTCTGGGAGTCTCAGCCTTTTACTTTGGAGCTTGAGGAGCACGAAGGGAATTGCGCTACATGCTGGAAGAAATCGGATAAAAAATTATTCCTATTAGCAAAAGAGAATGAAGATAGATTTGAGGCTTTCAAGTGGTTTGAAGAGGAGTATAAAACAACGAAAGCCCCAGGAGGTGAGAGAAGATTTTTCAGAGGAAATAGAACAGTTGATATGTTAATCGGGGATTCAAAAATGTTTGATGCTTGGTCTTTAAGAAAGATGATAGGGGCGGAGCCTGCTTATGATGGCTGCTCTGAAAGTTGCAATGGGTATGAATTATGAAACCACTATCACAACACATCAAACAAGCTTACGGCAGCGTATACGCAGCAGCTAAGGCGACAGGTCGAACGGAAACGCAGTTGCACAACTGGATTAAGCGCGGCGACTGTATCGACAAAGACGGTCAAGTATGGATTAAGTCAAAAGGGCGGTTACCTGTCGATGAACTGCATGCTGGTGCGGTAGACGACATCGACACCACAAAACGGTGACGTATAATTTAATTATTAACTGAGGAGGAAGAGATGAAATGAGAGTAACAAATAAAATTAGAGAAAAAGTTTTACATTGGCTTGTGAATGGTCGCGTAGGGATGAGTAGCAAATTTATGGCCTGCGCAATAATTAATATTGAATGCTGCTACGCGCACCCGCACGACCCTGCCGATTTTAACCGGTGCTTACTTTTGCTTGATGAGATCCCAGAGTTGAAAGCAGGTATGGGCAAGCTAAAAGGAAAGTCAAAGCAATGGGATGCATTGCTGGAGGATTGGGATTTTCTTGAAAGTTGTTTCATCAATGAGGTTGGTAAGAATTGGAGCAATGGAGATAGGGCGGTCATTACTTACAAAGCAATGAAAGCGATGGGGTGTTAAATGACCCTCTCACAACTAATCAAAAAACACCCCAACCTAGCCAAGCGACGCATAAAGTCGTTTGAGCTAGACGGGCCATACGTAAACAAAAACGGCGAGCAGGTTCTATCTGTTCGGCTAGAGAAAATGGAGGAAGGGAAATGAAAGCAGATGAACCGGCGATTCCAGTAATGGACGATGGTGGATATGGCCAGCATTACGGTCTAACCAAGCGCGAGTATTTTGCAGGATTGGCTATGCAGGGTTTACTAGCTAACGGCGACTATGAAGGGGTTGAAAGCGCAGCGGTTGTAAAAGCAGACGCACTTTTAAAGGAGCTTGAGAAATGAAACGACCAACTGAGTTAATCGAGAAAGCAAAGGGCTTTAAATCAACAGACCAATTCGCGTACTGGCTGAGTATGCGGTTAGTTTGGAGTCGCCACGCAAAACGGTTAGTGATGCGGTTGATTATTTTGATGGGGTTTGGCCTGATGAGGGTGGCGACGTAATCTGTTTTGATTATGGCAGAGGGTGGGTGAGTTGGCTTGCCGATTGGGAATCATGCTTCAACTTTTACCAAGTCTGCACCCGCGAAGAATTCGAAGCAGAGGTGGAGCGTAGGAAGGGTGAAGAAGTGTTTGGTCTTGTCGGAAGTTCAGATTTAGTCAAAGTTGTTTACGAAGGTCGGGGTGGTATTGTGTGTGTTGCCAATGAGGATAACGATATTTTTGTTGTCAAGAAAGAGGATTTAAGAAAACGCAAACCAACCATCAGCAAGGCTGAGGTCGATGCAATTAAGGCTTATCACGCATGGATGAAAGGTCGGTTTGTTGTTGACCCAGATGAATATCTAGAACAGTTTGAGGTGAAGTGATGCCGGAAGTTAAAGCTAGAGTTTTAGGTCCTGACGACGATGTAAAGCATGGTGATATTTTTCATCATGCCCACGGTGATAACTTTATACTGACAGGAAGTACCGTCACAAATGGAAATTTTGAAGTTGTAGAAGGTGAATGGTTTAGTCGCAGCGACGGCTATATTGTTCGATTTGTAGTTATTCCAGACTTAGACTAACTGGTCAAACCACAAAACAAAATTAACCCGTTATAATGGGTGAAACTAATGGAGGAAATGAAGATGAATTTCGAGCAACACCAAACCGCATACGACAGACAGCTACCAGACAAGCCAGAATCAACGCCAATGACTTATGACAGCATCAGCAATGAAAATCTATGGTATATCGCCGAGAAGCTGGCAGAGCGCGTTGCAGACCAGAAAACGCTGACCTGGCGTTACTGCGGGAATACGCATATTGTGTCTGATTACACTGTCATCGGCTCGATGATTGAAGATGATACATTTGCGCGTCAGTTGGTAGAAAAGTCGTTCGCGGATGAGTCAACATCAGGGATGGTGGAGCGTAAGTTTAACCAAGTCGCCATGGATGAAATTTATAGCCATATCGTCATGTCGGAAGAAATGCCGGTTGGTTATGATTGGTCTGACTTCATATGAACAAACACTACCGTAAAGTGAGCGCCGCACTACAAGACGGCGCACGGAGTTACATTAAAATCGCGCAGGTAACTGGGTTGAAAACGCACAAGGTAGCATTTGAGATTTTCAATCATCCAGAACTTATGCGCAAATACGCAGAGAATGGGGGTAGGGTATGAAATATTTAGTAAAAACACAAATGATGATGGAAGATGAATTGTGGGTTGAGGCTGATAATGCGGATGACGCCAAAGCAATGGCACATGCGAAAGCACAGTACGTTGACAGTTATTGGTACGGCGCCGAGATACTGGACTGTGAGGAAGAGTAATGAAACGATACGGCACAATAGCACCTGCAATCATCGCAGAGGCTAAAACGGGTAAACATCGCACGGTGCTGTCACTATCCAATGCGGTAGGTTGTCACCCGCAATACGCGTATCGCGTGGTTAACGATAATATCGAAGCATTTACGGCGATACATAAGGCTAAGAAGAGTTGGAGTGCGAGGAAATGAGTGAGGCTAAATTTACGAAAGGCGAGTGGACGGTAAATGACGAAGGAGGCTTAATTGAAATTAATTCAATGTCGGGTACTGTTGGGACAGTGTGGGGATTTGACCCAGACCATACAGGATGCAACATAAGCGAAGAGTCTCACTGTAACGCCCACCTAATAGCAGCGGCACCGGATATGTATGCGATGCTTGAAAAGTTAACGCAACCTTACGGCATGGAGGATTTTAGCCATGACGAGGTTGAGCAACTGCTAGCAAAAGCGCGGGGTGAGGTATGAACTACGAACAAATGTCAGATTTTGAGATTAATAAGCGGGTTGCTGAGTTGCGCCCGTATACGTGGATTGTTGGCGATGGCAGCTGCCCGGCGGTTAGTGATAGTGCTGTAAGCATTGAGTATAAGACGTTCAAATATGGAAATCTTATTTCTCACGGTGTTGATTATTGCAATCATCCAGAGGACGCTTGGTCTATTATTGAGGAAATTTGGCCAACACTAATGCAGGTTTGTCTTTACGATTTTAACGTCGGGCTTGGTGCATCTGAATGCTCAAGATGGGAAGGGATGACGCATATTCATGGTGGCAATAAGTTACGCGCCGCCATGATTTGCTACCTAATGATGCAGGAGGCAGAATGAACGAATTCTATTACACATACATGGTAGTCACATTCGCCGGTATAGCATGGGCATCGCTTGAACTTGCATGGGGTGAATATATCGAGCAGACGAAAGGTAATGTTGTTGCGATGGGATTCGGGTGGGCTGTGTGGCTATTTATGCTTGGATGGGGGTTGTTGTCGTGAAGGTATTAAGTTTGTTTGACGGCTTATCATGCGGCCAGATTGCGCTGAATAGAATTGGAATTAAGCCAGATGTTTATTATGCGGCAGAGGTGGATAAATACGCGATTAAAGTAACTCAGGCGAATTATCCTGACACGGTTCAGCTGGGCGATGTTACCAAGTGGCGCGAATGGGATATTGATTGGGCCTCGATTGATTTGTTAATTGGTGGCTCACCGTGCCAGGGGTTTAGCTTTGCAGGCAAGCAGCTGGCCTTTGACGACCCACGCAGTAAGTTGTTTTTCGTTTACGTTGATATTCTGAATCACATCAAAAGCGTTAATCCTGACATTAAATTCATGCTTGAAAACGTGAAGATGAAAAAAGAATACCTTGCGGTTATAAGTGATAAATTAGGTGTTGAGCCTGTTTTTATTAATTCGTCAGACTACAGCCCATGTGAAAGACCTAGGTATTACTGGTTCAATTGGGATTACGGCGGGAAGTTCTACAAAGATAAATCATCATTTCTAAGCTATATTGTTGATTATGTTGAAATGTCTGAAGGGTGGGTGGAGTGGTGGAATAAGAATAGCGAATTCCAGGAGGCCAAGAAATATTCAAAAATCGCAAAGGGAGGCTCAAAAGGGATAACTATGACAGCAAGGCAGTACGCTAGCTGGAATGGGAATTTTATCCATGCAAATGGGAGGTATTTTAAGCCGGGTAAAAGGTCATTGGCTCTCATAGTTGGCGCTCCAGGCGATTATTTTGACTGCGTAAGCCAGCGTCAAGCTGAAATTCTCTCTGGAAACGGGTGGACGGTTAATGTAGTTTCTCACATATTCAAGAGCGGCCTGTTATGAACTACCGCGCATCCACAACAATCAGCGGTAAGGAGTATTCGGTAGACATATTCGACGCACGAAACCTCCAGGAAGCCGAATACGCATTTCAACAATGGATGTATAGCGAATACGAGCTGGATTTTATGCAGTTACCGGTAGGTGTTAGTTATCAGCCGCTAGTGGTTAATGATTGACACCACACAACTAACCCGCTATGGTGTGAGTGATTAAATCATTTTGTTTCTTCCCCTCCAGTTGCCCTGTTATCCGCAGGGCTTTTTTTTATCCTATCATGTGGTATATTTAAGACTGATTAATTAACGGTGATTGATATGCCAGCCCCGAAAGGAAACCAATTCTGGAAAGCACGTACAAAGCACGGTAGAGACAAGCTGTTCGCTAGTCATGAAGCTTTATGGGAAGCTTGCCAAGAATATTTCCAGTGGGTAGAAGAAAACCCGTTATACGAGGATAAGGTTTCATTCTTCCAAGGTGTAGCTTCACATGAGCCAATGGCAAAGATGCGAGCAATGACCATTGGGGGGCTTTGTATATTTCTTGATATAACCGAACAGACGTGGTTTTCATGGCGTAAGGACGAAGATTTTTCTGACGTCGTAACGCGTGTAGAGTCAATTATCCGCGCTCAGAAGTTTGAGGGCGCATCGGCAGACCTGCTTAATCCGAATATTATTGCACGTGATTTAGGGTTAGCGGACAAGAAAGAAGTAACCGAACGCGTGATAGATAGTGGTGAAAATGAGTGGTAATAGACCTAGCCAAATTCAGGAAGCACGTAAAGGAGAAGTCACCTAAGTTTGTACCGGCATTCACTGACCAGTCGCGCTACCAAATCCTATGGGGTGGCGCAGGGTCAGGCAAATCACATATCGTCGCACGCAAAATCGTTTATCGCCTTCTCAAAGAATCAGACTGCAAGCATAACTTTCTCGTAATACGTAAAGTTGACCGAACCATAAAACGGTCTGTGTTTACGCTCATACGCAACATCATAAGCCGATGGGGTTTGTCAGAAGAGTTTGACGTAAACCTGACTGATAAAACCATTACCTACAAAAAGAACGGCTCGCAGATAATGTTCAGCGGCCTAGACGACGTTGAAAAACTAAAGTCAATCGAAGGCGTTACCGGCATATGGTGCGAAGAGGCCACGGAGCTAACGCAAGAGGACTTCGAGCAGCTTGACTTGCGTTTGCGTGGCGAAACTAAATACATCAAGCAAATTATTCTGACGTTTAATCCTATCAGCGAGCAGCACTGGATTAAGCGCGTATTCTTCGATGACCCAATAGATGGCGTTTTCACACTTCACACGACATATCTTGATAACGCATTCATTGACGATGAATACAAGATGGTTATGGAGAACAAGAAAAAGACCAATCCGCGCTATTACAACATATATGCGCTTGGCAATTGGGGTACAGCAGAAGGGCTTGTGTTTAATAACGCCACGGCTCGCCTGATTAAAGAATCTGAGGTTAAAGGGCTTGACTGTGTCCAAGGCCTTGACTTTGGTTACACTAACGACCCGTCAGCATTTAACCAGACTTACATTGATGTCAAGGGTAAGAAAATTTACGTGTACGACGGTTTCTACGAGAAAGGTATGCAGAATTCGGCCATTGCCAGCAAGATGAAGGAAATGAACTGTCACCGCCACATGACGACGGCTGATAGCTCAGAGCCTAAGTCAATCGATTACCTTGATGCTAAAGGCATCCGCATTCGTGGCGCAATGAAAGGAAAAGACTCCATTAACGCTGGCATAGACTTCCTCAGTGAGTTTGAAATAATCGTCAATGCGCATTTGGTTGAATTTATGGTAGAGTTTAATAACTACTGCTGGCAGGTCGATAAGGACGGCAAAGTGATTAACAAGCCGGTAGATGAGTTTAACCATTTTATTGATTCACTGCGTTACGCTTGCGAGCATTTGATGACGCACAGAAAACCAGCAGCCGCACCGAGGTTTGGTTAATTTACTTGCCATGACAATTGCTTTAAACTTAACCAATAGCATAAGAGGAATTTTACCATGGCATTCCAGGCATTGAACGTTGACAGAATCTCGGCGGTTAAATTTAGATACGTAACAGACGACACTGTCGAAGAAGTATCACAACACACCTATTTCACCGGCTACACTTTCAGTTCAGAATTATCGACTGTCAATTGCGTTTGCTCTAACGGCAGCGTCTTGGCATATATCACCACTGACGGCGATATCCTTACCGCAATGGCTAAGTGCGATAACGCAACGCCTAGAATCTGGAATTACTCAACGCCTGATTCAATCGCAACTGTAACGGCTTCTGGTTATTTCTCGGGCAAAGGCGTTTCATTTACGTCAATTGATTCTATCAAGGTTCAGGCCGCAGACGGCGAATACGAAGTTAAGTCGAGTGGCGGGGTTGCTAGTTTGGTCAGAACAAAACTGAACAGTGGGCAGGAACAGCTATGCGTGTTTGGCAACTCAATCAGTGAGGCTATCAATAATTTTGGCACATGGTTCGCTAGAAACAGTGGCGGCGCAGTGGTTTTTAAAACTAATGCTGGCGTTGGAGGTAATAACACAAACCAGATGATTGCAAGGCTGTCCGATATAGACGGCACGCTCGTAACTGTTATGGAGGCGACCAATGATTATGCGGCAGGCGTTACGCTTATAGAGCATAGGGATAACATTGCTACATGTTTGGATTATGTTTCCGGTATAGGTTCAGAGCCTCTTATGATTATGGCTCCTCCGCATGATACAGCTGCACGTAGCGAGTATGTTTTTGAGGCTAACTTATACGACTATGTAACAGCTAGGAAGAAAGGAATTAAGTGCTTCGGCATATGGGACGAGTTAACCGACCCATCGACCGGCGCATGGGTTAGTGGCGCATCATCGGATGGAACCCATCCAGACCCAGCAGCAGAACAAACAGCCGGTTACAAATTGGCAGATGACTACCTAAATAATAGGTACTATACGCCACTACCAAGGATAGACGATTACACAATTGACAGTGTTATATTGAATCCGAATGGGTGCTTTACAACTGGAACATACGGCGCAGGGCTGCCGAATAATTGGGCCACTAACGGAAATCAAAATACTCAGTCACTGGCAGAAACGTCGCTTGGAATAGGTAACACATGGCAAGTTAACTGGGTTAATAGCCAGTTATTTATTAACTCTAGCCGTTGGAACGTTACCGAGGGCGACACATACCTGTGTGTGATGCGGTTTAGTAATACCATAAACAGCGGCTCGTGTGAGCTTAGTGTTTTTGTGCAATACGATGTTACCGTCAATTCAGTTGACCGCGTATACATGATGAGACAGGCAGCGGTAAGCGTAGACGCAACAACACTTAGTGTTGAGCTTGAAGTTCCTGAAGGTGTCTCAAGCTTGCGATTTGCAATCAGCGCTGACGCTGGCACATTTGATGTAGATATTAATATCGCTCAGGCGCAGATGTTCAACCTGACTCATTACGGGCTTTAATGACAATCACAATAAACCTAGACGCACAATTAATGCACGAGGTATACCTTGATAGGTTAAATTCAGGGTATATCAACGCGTCTGTTTATCCAGGGTTAGAGGAAACGTACCGGCTAATCAGGCTGCTCATCATCGACGGCGGCTTGCCACGCACACCAAAGCAGCTTGAGACTATCGAGAAGCGCATACAACGCATTATCGAGTTGAATTCAGGCTGGGCAGATTACACCAAGGATATGCAAGAGGCGGCATTGTATGAGGTGCGTTACATGCTGCGCAACACTGAGCTAACGCCACCGGCAAAGAATGAGATTCTATCGTTCATCGGTGAGCAAATGATTGTCATGGAGCAGTCAAAGCAGGCTGGTTTCTGGGATGAATTCATTACTGGCAATAACGCTGGAAGAAATCAACGCATTATGTCAATGGTTCGACAGGGCTATTCACGCGCCGAGACAGTCAACCAGGTGCTAAAGAATATACGTGCTGAGTTTGACGGTACACTGAAAACCCGCGCTGAGTCATTGGCCAGAACAGCTTTCACGCATTACGTACAGCAGGCAAGGCGGGCTAACGTATCTGCGCATCCTAAATACTATCAGGAGGCGATATTTGTCGCCGTGTGGGATAACAGGACTAGTTTAATTTGTCGGACTAACTCAAAGAAACGATTTAAGGCTGACGACCCGAAGTTACCGATTCCTCCGTTGCACCCAAACTGCCGCTCAACACTAATCTACGGTCCAGAAGGATTCGAGTTAACCGGCCAACAGGTTGCCATAGGCGGCAAATCAGGACCGGCAGCAAAAGAAGCATTCGAGAAGAAAGAAGCCAGCACGGATGGTAAGCCAAAGTACAGAGGCAAGCGTGACAAAGACGCATTCGACCCGACAACGGTTAGAAGTGACACCAGTCACGAGGCATGGTTACGCAGACAGCCTAGATGGTTTGTTGAATCATCGCTTGGTACCACAAGGGCCAAACTGTTTCTCGATGGCAAATTATCGCTATCCAAATTCACCGATATGACAGGCCGCACAATCACATTAAACGAGCTTGAGCAAGAGGAATCGACAGTATTTAAGCGATTGGGCTTGTAAGTGGTTAGACCAGTGGCTAAAATTGGAGCAAAACAGGTAAAGGTTAATTATGTACATTATCAGCAATGGCATTAGAACAAAGGTAGTGGTGAGCATTGAATCTCACCCAGACTATCCATTCGCAGCGCTCCAAATGTCAGTTGCTGAGGATTGTTTGCAAGGTGAGGACAGGGTTAAGTCCATGACTTACACCTACCTACCGCACCCGTCACAGGTTGACACTGATACAGATGACGCGATTATCCGCTATCGTGAATTTATCGCTGGCGCTGAATTTGATGATTACCCAGCCAAGACACTACGCTCACTGCTTGGCAAGATGCGCATAGATGATACGGCAACAGACATTCCGCTTGATTACCTTGAAGAAGATGCTGACGGCAACGGCTGTTCGATTTACGAGTTGATGGAGGTCGCCGCATCGGATTCACTGGTTGATAACTGGTGTGTCGTGGCTGCTGACTATAACGGATTGGGTGATGTTGACCTAACCGACGTTAGCAAAGAGCAATCAGACGCAGCGAACCCTCGCGCAAAGATTAAAGTCTACTCGCGAAAGAACGTGGTTAACTGGGCATTCGGCAAGCGTAACGGCGTGACGCAGTTGGCGTTTCTCGCATTGCTTGAGCGCGGCACGGAATTCGACGAAGAGACAATGAGTCATGACGACATTGAATCTTACTTGATCCTGGCGCTCGATGACGAAGGCAATTACTACCAGCAGAAAATCATTTACAACAGCAACAAGAAACAGCAGAAGGGTGAACGCTCCTATGTGATGGTTGGTGGCGCACCATTAAAGTATATCCCTGCTGAATTCGTGTCACTTGAGAAAATCAAGGACCATAAGCTGCCGTGCGGCATGGGCTACATTTACCCTGTCTGCTTAAAGACCTTGCACCGCTATCGCGTGTCTGCTGCTTACAAAGAGACTCAGCGTAACTTAGCGCCTACCACCTACACTGAAGGGTGGAAAGAGGGCGATGCTGAGTTATTTAAGCAGTCAAACAATGGCCGTGCATACGTCGCCACAGGTCCAGGTTCAGTAAACAATCTCCCCGATGGCGTGACAGTAGACGTTAAAAGTGCTTCGGCTGAAATGTCGGATTTCCAGTGGTATTTCGAGCACAACAAAAAAGAAATATCAGAGATGGGTGGGGCAGTTAAGTCTGACGTTGACACCATGACAGCGACTGAGGCAGACATTAATGCCAGCGACCAGAATGCTATGCTTGAATCATTGGCGACCAGTATCGAAAGTGCATTTATTCGCGTCATCGAATATTGCATGGTGTTTGAAGGCAGTAGTGGCGAAGTATCCATTGACTTGCCTCGCGACTTTGCGACGCCACGACTGACTGTCGATGAGGTTCGCGTGTTGCGTGAATTGCGCATTGACCGCGAAATCAGCCAGAAAGAATTCATGCGCCAACTTGAGAAAGGTGGGTGGACTAGCGAAGAGATAGACGTAATCGTTGAAGAATTGGAAATGGAAGCCGCAGACGCACCGGTGGCCCGACCAGTTGACAACGTAAACCAATCGGTACAAAATATCCCAGAAGAAGAGACTCCCGTGGAGCCTCAAGAAACATAGGCCGTGCCAATGTCAGAACTAACCAAAGAGCAATACGAGGAATTACCGGATTTCGCAAAAGAGCAATATGTGGAGGACGGTGAAGGTTTTAGCCATAAGGGTATGCTGAAAGTTAAGCAGACCGCGAACGATTTAGACAGCAAGTGGAAGCAAGCGCAGACTCAATTAAGTGAGTTTGAAGCGCAGAAGCTGGAAGCTATCGAAAAGGCTAAAGCGGAAGCTATGGAGAAGGCAAGAACAAAAGGTGATGCTGCCGAAATCGAAAAGCAGTATCAAGAGCAGATTGACGACCTTAAATCCCGCAGCGAATCGCGGATTAATGAGTTAACAGGAAAGCTCGACGAATTGACCGGCCAGATTAAAGCCGGTAAACGAAATGAGTTAGTTTCTGACCTCGCGGCAGAATTGGCAACAGACACAGGCGGTAGAGCGTTTAAGCGCCTTATCTCCGACCGGATTGACGTTAACGCGGAAACCGGAAAAGTAGTTTTTCTTGATGATGAAGGCCGTGCCACATCATTGAGTTTGGAAGAGTTCAAAGCGGAAATCAAACAGGATGCCAGCTTTGCACCATTACTAAAAACCACTGTCGTTACAACCGGCGGCGGGCTTTTAAATGGGCCAGGTAACGGGGGCCGTGCCACCTCAAAGGCCGACATTGGCGGCGACAAGAATAGTCGCGCTGCCTATTTTGCAAGTAAATTTAACTTACCAAATTGAGGTGATTTATGGCTTTATCAGATATGCAGGTATTTAACGAATATATCATGCCTGCCACAATTGAAACTCTGGCACAGATGGTTGATAAGTTTAACCAAGCGTCTGCCGGTGCAATCCGTTTGACTACAGAAGGTTTCGACGGTGACTTCCTGCAAGAATCATTCTTTGCGGCTATTCACTCTGCGCAGCGTCGTGTTGACCGTTACGCGTCTAACTCTTCTGCGTCTGCGACTGACCTGACTCAGTTGAAGCACTCAAGCGTTAAAATCGCTGGCGGCTTTGGCCCGATTCGTTATGAGCCTTCACAGCTTACTTGGTTGCGCCAACCTACCGCACGCGGTATCGAAGTTGCCAGCCGTAACTTTGCTGAAGCTATGATGCAAGACCAGTTAAACACCGCTATTGCGGCACTGGTTGCAGCTATCGAGAATCAGGCATCGGCTACCAATGACGTTTCAGCGACCGCCCCTGTCACCTACTCAGCAATGAACGCTGCTCATGCGCTGTTTGGTGACCACTCAGGCAATCTGGTTTGTCAGATTATGAATGGTGCGACTTACCACAACTTGGTTGGTCAGAACCTGACTAACACGCCTCAGCTGTTCCAAGCGCAAAACGTGCGCGTTGTGGATATCTTAGGCAAGATGGTTGTTGTTACCGATGCGCCAGCACTGACTGTATCGACCACTGACTACAAAGTGCTTTCACTGGTTGAAGGTGCGGCAGTAGTTCATGATGCAGGCGACGTAATCAGCAACATCGAGACCACTAACGGCAACCAGCGCATTGAAACTACAATGCAGGTTGATTACACGTTTGGTCTTGGCTTGAAGGGCTATGCGTGGGATGAAACCAACGGCGGCAAATCTCCGACCGATGCGGAAATTGCAACCGGCACTAACTGGGATAAAGTCGCAACAGACATCAAGCATACTGCTGGGGTGCTTACTGTTGGCGACCAGTCATAAGGTTAGTTAAGATAAAGAAGCCCTGCTTATGCGGGGCTTTTTGTTATGTGAACACATCCTTCTTTTCAGGCGTGTCAAATTCATTCATCCTTTTATTCATGTCAGAGAATGTTTCGTGCAATATTTTATTTATTTCACCCTTTTCTGAGTCTGCATTAAATTCAACCCTTCCAAAAATTGAGCCATCGGAATACTTCCCTTTGTAATTGCAACTCAATGTCATAATAAAAATATTAGTGCGATGGCAGATACTTTCTCCATCAGGCCTCTTTATTGTTACAAGGTGACCTCTACCTCTAGCGCAGAATTTCTCGAATTGTTCAATGGCTGCTATAGCGTTTAATTTAATCATCACTTACCCTCCCAATGTACCAACTAACTAGCGGCGGTAGAGCGTCATCAATCTCAATGTAATGCCACCAGCCATTAAGGGCAAAATAGTGCCGCTTGCCCTTACCAATCTGCTTGACGCGCCTTTCCCAGTACGGAACATCTATTGCCTTCCACGATCCCCCGTTAAGATTTTGCCCATCATCGAAGTTGGACGAGCCGCCCCTCCCGCCGATTGGGCTTATCCACTCACCGCCATAACCGCCACCGTAATTATTTTCGACTACCGCGCCGTTTACTGCTATGTATGTAAACATCACTTAACCCTCACTTTGTAGCCTAGTGTTCTAAAAAACGCCCCTTGAGCAACGGCCTCTGCACATACTTCGCTTTTGAACATCGCGTCAGCGACAGCAAATGCAAAAAAGTAGCGCGATTGAGCTTCGGCGACCTTTATGTTTATTTTTTTCTTTTTGAACATTTTTCTCTTCTTTTCCATTCCCTTCTCCAAATTTGCCTAATTAAATTTCACGCCAAACAGCAATCGTTCGCGGCTGCTTTGATTTGGTTTTCATGTATCGCTTAACTGAAATGCTCCCGCATTTGAAGTTGTAAGAAAAATAATGATTTGGGCCGGTGCTTTTCATTCCTTTTAATTTCATTACCATGCCGTCATCATAGGTTACAACTCCAGAAAACTCAGCGCTACCAGAAAATTCGACGGTGCTTTCAGCGTTAAAAGAGAAGCCCTTTCCTACTTGTGCTACTTGCGACTCAAATTCAATAGGCTCTATAACCTCTGAGCTTAAATTAAAATCAAGCTCCTTGTCGCCAATCGTCACAGTCACGTCCTTTCCAATCATTGTTAATCTCCAAATTTGCCTAAACTCTAGCCATTATAGTAAACTGTACGTAACAAGTGGTCTAACCAGTGAGACAGCTATGAAAGTCATTTACGAGCCTCACCCTGTAACGCCTGAACGCAAGAAAGAGTTACGTGCTCAGGGTTACAAAATCATCGACGCTAAATTCAATCCTAAAGAGGCAGAAGAAGCACCAAAGCCTAAGCGCACGAGACGTAAGAAGGTGGCGAACAATGGCGATTCTGAATAGATTGATTCCCAATGCGTGGGCAGACTTTCTGCTGACCACGCAAAACAAAAACACTGCGCGCTTTGCTGTAGATAATCAGCAATCAAGCTTTGAGGCTAACTTACAGTTCAAGTTCTTTGACGACTGTAGCGGCGCAGATGCGATTGCTGATACTGATATTCTCATCTATCGGTTTACAACTGTTTACCCGCTAAAACTACAGTTGCGCCTGATTAATGGCTGGGCTGGTGGGCGCAAATACATTGTTTACCCGTTCACCGGCAGTGAGGCTATCAGTGGCGGCTCGTGGGCAGATGTAACAAGCACCAAACTTTCACCGATTAACAACGACCTATCTGTTAGCGGTTTGGATTCGCACCCTACAAGCGGTGTGACGATTGAGAAACGCATTGCAACCGCATTCAGCACAACTGCACCCAAGCGCACAGGCACGTCCTACCTTGTGCCAACATCGGGCGGCGGTAGTCGGGCGGCTTCAAGCTACACAGCAAGCGGTAATGCGTCAGGCGTGGCGGCTGGGAATACTTTCTTGCTGGTGTTTACGAATATCAACGGCACGACAGATAGTGAATTTCTTTATCAACTCGAATGGGAGGAGCGGCAGTAATGGCCTTTAATCTGAAAAACCTAGAGCAAATGCCGCGCTCCACAACCGGCAATAATTTCAAATACGTAACCGACGATGACCGCTACACCGTGTCACAGGCTGGTTATTTTGACCTGTCATCGGTAACGCTTAATAATCCTGGTAACGCGACAATTAACTGCCTATGTCCTAATAATAGCTTTGTGGCTATCGTTAGCTCAGATGGTGATTGCTTGGTTAAGCTGGCAGACAGAACCTATCAGTATTTTACCGCTGACACTATCGCAGATGTTACTGCATCGGGCTATTTCGCTGGTAAGAATTATTCATTCGACGCTGACGAGTCTATCAAAGTCCAAGCCTCCGACGGCCCATACGAGGTGCAGTTGGTTGGGGGTGTGGCGAGTGTTGTTAGCACGGGCGGCCTATCCTTTACCAGTTTTAGCAACGCTGTAACCAGAGGCTCAGTAAATGCGGTGGATGCAGGCAGTTCAATTATGTTTGTCGGGGACTCTATCACTGAGGGCGAAACAAGCACGGCGGCATTCAGTAGAATCTACGGCGTTCAGCTCGCTGTAGGCGCTAAGTTAAGGTTTCTAGATGGGTATAATCAGGGCGTTGGCGGCGATACAACCTCTGACATATTGGCGAGAATAACTACCATAGGCGCAAACATTGCTGATGTTGTGTCTTTGCAGGCTGGGACAAACGATGTAAGCGCCAATGAAACTGTTGAGCAATACATTTCAAATATTAAAGAGATTGTAAGAAATTTATTTTACTACGGCGCAGTCGTTGTGGTTATCCACGGCGTGCCTGAGAAGTCAGACTCAGCAACATTTCCATGGACCGATGAGCAAAAGGCGTTAAGGGGTTCATACAATGCAGCTTTGCGCGGACTGGATATTGACGGGGTAATCATTGATGTTGAGTCAGGTGAAAACTTTACAGCGGATGACGACACAACCACAGACGGGACTCATTTAAGTTTGTGGGGTGCGGTTGTTTTAGGCTCTGCTCAAGGTGCTGCAATCCTGAAAGCGGCCAAGAACGCCAACGACCAGCAAGGTCTAATATCCGATAATCTTTTTGTTAATCCGCAATTAACCGGAACATCCGGAACAGACGGCGGCTCTACTAGCGGTAATGTTGCGGACAGTTGGACGGTTGGCAGTAACGTTTCAGGGGCTACTGTAACAGTGTCAAAGGTTTCTAATGCTTTCGGTGATGGCACAGAGTCTCAGGCGGTGACTATATCCGGTAATGTTGGCTCGCAAACGCAGGTTACAAACATGAGGCAGGACATATCAATTACTGGTGTGTCTGGCGATGTTTATGTGGCATTTTGCAGATTTAAAGTTGTGGCTGGTCACAGTGGGCTGTCAAATGTAACTGTGAAAATTGGTAACGACATTTTCGAGACAGTTAACGAGGATCACTACACCGATGAAATACCAGCGGGGCAGGAAATAACAGGAATACTAACATCTATGGTAGTCTCCACACTATCAGGGGGCGAAACCACTATTCAACCACAGTTTGTTTTGCGCACTCATACGGGTGCTACGGATGTTACAGTCTATTTTGATAGTCCGATATGCAGAAAGTTGAATTAACCTAAAGGGGAAGCGTTGCGCGAATATCTGCGTAACCAGGGCATAACAACAGTACGCTACGTGCGTAACGGTAGAGTGAAAATACAATGGCTACGATAACAGTTTCAGAGGTTCGGGATTTTGTGCCTAACAGCCTGTCAGATGCGTCAATTCAAATGATTATTGATGTGGTGGACGAAGCGGACGCATGTATCACGACAGGCGGCTACAGTGACGCACAAGCTAAATTAGCTAAGATGTATGGCGCTGCGGCGATGATTGTGCAGCAGTCAGGCGGGCAACTTTCCAGCCAGTCTAGCTTTACCGGTGACTCGGTATCATTCGACACAAGCAAAGGCTCCGGTAATCAATATCTTGATTTGCTTCAAGGTATGGACGCGGGAGTCTGTGTGTTAACGGCTATTGGTCAGGGTGGTGCGTATCCTTTACAGGTGCAACGCGGATGAGCACAATTATCGGCCAATTCCCACAAGAGACTGTCACCATTTGGCGCAAGTCCACTGTTGACACGTCGTCAAGCCCATACGGTGGCGGCTGGGATGCGCCTGTTACGTTTGACGCTAGGTTTAAGGATGGTGGCGCTATTCGCCGTGATGACGAACAGGAAGAGTTTCAGCCCAATACAACCTATGTGACCAAATACGCCAGTGCACAGAAGGGCGATATGATTGCAGTGGGCGAACATGCAGACTTAACGCCGGTGTCAGGCGCTGAGAAGATTGTTAAGGTGGAAACCGCTACACCTTTAGTTGGCGGCAAAGATTATGTGTTGTTGACCGGCTAATGCCATTCAAACCAGGTAAGTCATACACGGACGCTAACAACAAGCTGGATGCGTGGACCAAAGAGCTACAGGTTAAGGCTAAAGATGCCTGCTACATGACTGCGTGGAAACTTGGCACAGCTTCTGACTACTTTGTGCCGATGGATACGGGCGACTTGATGCAGTCTAAGGAAGTGACCACACCTGTTCGAGAGGGTGGTGTATGGTCTGTCACATTAAGCTATGGCGGCGACCACACGACAGCGTATGCCGGTTGGCTGTACTACAATGATAACTGGTCTCCGCGTGGCCCTGACGCATCCGGTAAGCGTGGCGCACTAACAAACCCTAACGCAAAATCACGCTGGATTGAACACGGATTGCAAAGCATCAACCTAAACGAAGTATTTAGAGAGGAAATGAGCAAATGAGCGCAAGCACGTTACCAGCGGAAGTTGTCCGCACTGCACTAATAGACAATGTGCTTACTGGCTATCATCACGCTATTTTTTGGGATGATTCAGCTTTGCCGTTTACTAATGATAGCGTATCAATCTGTTTGGTTAACGCTACCGGCAGAGAGTCAAACACAGATACCGCCCGTTACCTGATTCAAGTGACGCTGTTTAGTGACGTGTCAGAATTACCCGATGATTGGCTGACTCTGGTAAATGATGCGACAAGTTGCCAAACGTACCTATTTAACAACCTGTCGTATGATAGCGGCACCATGAAAGTAGTCAACACCGCCGAATCAGTTGGCCGACCCATGCGAACAGGCTCAGGCCGTTGGATGGTTAGGTTTTCTGTGAATGTTGAGTGTTAGCCAATGCTGAGAAAAGCGCGTTTACGCAAACGTGCAAACTTCCAGCGACAATAGGCCAGTCGCTTTTTTCGTGCTTGCTCATATCATACCAAGCAATAATGCAGCCTAGGGCAAACTCATTACCGCTAGCTCTGTCGATAAACCTGCACCCATCAAATATTACTGTGTGAAGTTTTGGCCCCAATGAGATGCCAATTAATGGCACATGCTCAGGCGGTAATTGCTCCGACACCAATGTAAATGTTCCGCTCATGTTTCCCTCCCAAAAACCCCACAATACCATAAATATTGCGTCTAGTGGTTTGACCAGTTAGAATGACTATAAATCAACCATGAGGATTAAACCATGTCAGTAGGTGCAGGTATTCACAAACGCGAGTGGACCGGAAC